GCTGCATGTGTGAATAGAATAGACCTATCCCAGAGAGGGGAAATATTGTGGGATAGGTTCTTGGTGAGAAGATTAAGAACCCACTAACATATTAGCTAGTTTGAGTCAACTCTTCTTTACAAATCCATTTAGTAAATAACATACCGTCTTCTACAGTCTCTCTTGGGGTGTCCGCAAATAACATTTCATAGGATTTACCATAGCCATCCTGCATGCATTTATAGTAAGTCTTATATTCAAATGGCTCTAAATTAGATACGTTACATTCTCCACTGACCGCGGAACAAATAAATATTGTGAGTAAATACATTTTTATCATTGACAATCCTATAATATCACTTATATATTAGGTCTTAACATGAAAGGAAGTAAACATGACAGACATGACTAAATACAAGAACGTTTCTTTAACTAAAGAAACATACGCTACTTTGGATAAGTTATCAAAGATTATTTTACCTGATGCAAAACTAAGTGTAGCTAAGACAATTGAAGCAATAGCAAACGAGAAAGCGAAGAAATTAAATGGCAAATTTAAAAAAAGTTAAGAAAGTATACATATGTCCTACCTGTAAGGGTAATGGCTATGTAAAGGTTGCATGCATTATGGAGAAAGAAGATATGATTCATCAATGCTGGGACTGTGACTCTCAAGGAGAAATCTACGATTATGGTAATGAAGATTTTTCAGATGTTGAGGGTGAAGGGATGTCAATACATTAATGATAGAAGATGTTGACAAAGCTTATATCGCAGGTTTGTTTGATGGTGAAGGTTCAATTCATATTAAACGTGGGGTAGAGAAGAAAAAGAAACACAAGGGTAAACCTGGGTATCGGTTATCTAATTCTATGCGTATCAGTATGGAAATTACAATGACCGATAGATCAGTTTTAATTTGGGTTCACGAAGTATTAGGTGTTGGAACATTAACTCCTAAGAAAGTAAAAGGTAATAGAAGCGATGGCACGCCGTATTTAAAACAATACAGGTGGAGATGTACATTTAGAGATGCATACCACGTGTGCTGTCTTCTATGGCCGTTTGCGCACACTAAATTACCTAAGATACAACAAGTGATAGAGCACTATACAACTAAAGCATTTAAGGATAATGTAATATCTTTAGAAGAATATAAACAAATAAGGCAAGATGTTTGATAAATATATTTATAATTTTTTATATTTTGTAAACCATTGGTCAACTAAACTAACAAGTTGGTCCTGGTGTAAATTATATAGTGATAGGAGAAAGGGTTATGGCTACAAAAGAAAAAGGTAGACAATGGGATGGTAGATCAAGACCATCTACTGATTTATATAAAAAAAACTTTGATAAAATATTTGGTAAAAAAGAAAAAACTACTTCAGAGTTACTTATGGAAGGTTATGAAGAAGAGAAGAAAGAATTAGATAATGAAGAAGAGTAATAAATACAACTATTTAGAAGGAAAACAAATCACGGATCCTGATACTGGAAAACGTGTCTATGAGATAAGTTCTTATAGACTTCCTAGTGGTCGGTGAACAAGAAGCAGACAGAATCAAGAATGTATCTAGTGCACGGGGCACCAGTATGCATAAATTCCTCGAGTCATTTATTACCGATGTTGGTTACGATGATCTTACAGAACTCGGACAAGCGGCGTTGCCCATGGCCAAAAAAATTATGGAGATTGGTCTTGCGCCGGTGGAAGAGTATTATGGTTCCGAAGTTACGTTACACTATCCGGGCCTATACGCAGGGCAAACAGACCTTATCTGTAATCATAACGGTATGGAAACTGTCGTTGACTTCAAGCAAGCTAACCGTCCGAAAAAGAAAGAATGGATCGAAGATTATTATTTGCAAATTGCAGCATACGCCATGGCCCACGACTACGTCTACGGCTCCGAAATTAAACAAGGAGTTATCATGGTATGCACGCCTGACCTATATTACCAAGAATTTAAGGTAGAAGGACCAGAACTTAGACGTTGGAAACATGCGTTTTTGAAAAGATTGGACATGTATCATGACCTAATAAACGATGAGAAAGAAAAAACAACACCAATGAAAGAAGAGGATTTTAATGCCAAGCTCAAAGATAATAAAGAAGACAATAACAGTTAGTAAAAATAAATTTGATTTAGAAATATACCCTGCAAGAGAAGGTAATTACGGAACTGAAGGACCTTACTGGGAAATATTTCCATATGATTATCACGCAGCTCTATATGCGTTTAGTAATAAAGATAAATTAAATAAAATAATTAAAAATAAACATATAAACAATGGAGGAGAAAATGAGCTCACAAAGAGAAAGATGGATAACTATAAAAAATGGTAATATCGTAGAGCATTCAGAAAATGATGGCTATGCTTTAATGCGAAGAGGATTTGAAAAACATGACGAAATTATTATGTCTGTAGAAGAAGCTAGAAAAAAAGGAGCATATAAAGATCTAATAAAACAATGTGAAGAATCTGAAACTAATTGGAAAAAAGAACTAGTGAGAAGTAATTAATGACAGATCAAACAAGGTGGGGGATCCACGAAGTACAGACAAAGAATAAGGCCATCAAGTACAGACGAGACCTTGTAGCACGGGCCATGGAACATGTGGTCAAGCTTGACGAAACAGGGATCACGGACCTGATGTTGCAAATTGAGGCAGAATATGAGCGTAAATATGGCAAGAATAAGGCAGGAAAGTTGGTATTATAGGTATCGGACAAGTGTCGGATCCGACACATAAAGTGTCGGAAAATTTTAAAATTATAAAAATTTACCCAAAATAAGTAAAAATTACCTAAAATCCCGACACCTAGAGGTCGAATCCCGAGGGGTAAAACAGTCTCCCGAGGGGTATCCCGACACCAAAAAGTCAATGTTTATGCCAATCCCGATACACCGACACTTAATTCTGAAAAAAAATTTTCTTTGAAACGAAAGGGTACAAAACCATGGTATGTATCGGGAAATGAATTGTGGCACAAATGTGGCAAGTAGACGATAAAATATTTTATGATATACATTTGTTATGCCTAAGAAAAGAAGAAAAGCTATCAACACTGAGACAACTCCTGATATACCTTTTCAGAAGGTTAGAGTGGAGTGGGTCGACTGCGTAAGTGACTCTGCCTGGGCTAATGACAAAGAGTTTGATAAAATGAAATTAGCTAAACCAGTCAATGAAGGTTGGTTGTATTCTAAAGATAAAAATTCAATTAAATTATTTGCATCTTACGACAAAGATGAAGATGGTATTACTTTTGGGGATCGGACGATGATTCCTCTTCCGTGGGTGAAGAAGATAACGAAGCTGTAGATGGGGTTACATTTATTAGAGATCCGTAGTCGTCTAAAATTTGTTTCATTTTTGCTTCTAGCTCTTGTTCTGACATGTCCTCTAATTTTCCTGTTTTTATTATTTTTCTATCTATGTATAATCCTGCTGCTTTTCCTCTGTTTGCTTCCGCGTTCACTGCTGAAGAGAATGACCCTTTTTTCAAAGCAGCCTCTCTGAGTCTTGCAAGTTCAGCCAGGTGTCCTTCGTAAGTCACTTCATGTTTTCTTAATCTTTCTTCTTTGAGTTCACCAATATATTTTACAACAAGTGGTGAGTATTTTGGATTAGTTAGCTCTGATCCTTCTCGCATTGCTCTATCCTTACTGTAACCAGCAGCAATAGCAGCTTCACGTTTAGTCATTGGTCCTTCTGGTCCACCGAATACTAAATACTCAGCGAATCGTTGTTGCATTTCTGTTAATCTTTTTGGTACACCCATGTTGACAATTTAAGGGAACTATCCTATAATGTCAAGAATGAAAGTACATAAAAGTTCAGACGAGTTACAGGATATTATAGAAGGGTATAAGATTTTAACTGAAACACAAAGACAAGAAATTTTTGAATTAAAGAAAATTGTATCTGAGAATGAAAAAAACAAAAATCTCTTGCAAGGTTATAAAAAAGTGATAGAGGATCTATCTATCAAGTTAAGAAAAAATTCATGAGAGTACAAGACTTGCAGTTGTTTCTAAGCAACTTTACGAAAGGTTCTGATGCAGTAAAGAATGCTGTCATCTACGTAGAGATAAATGGAAAACTACATGCTATTCGAAGAATGGAAGTACATGAAAATTCTACTCCAATCATCGGTCAATCTGGTCATAGTGCACATAGATTGGTTATGAAAACTGAAAAACCATCGAGTCTTATCTTACCTGATAAGTTACAACGGGACTACTAAATTCCCTTGAAACCAGAGGCTAAATTTTATGCAAAAGTTAAAAAAACTATTAAAGATATTTCGTGGATTAGACTGGAAAATAATAGCTTACTTGGTACTCCCGATCTATTGGGGTATAATAATTCTGGGCACTTTTTCACTGTAGAATTAAAGGTCTGTAAGGGGAATAAAATAAGGTTCTCACCCCACCAAATAGCCTTTCATGTTAGGCATCCACACAACACCTTCATCATGGTACAGGCCCTCGGTCCGAGTACCGTGAAACTTTTCCGTGGTTCAAGGATCATGGAGCTTGAAGCTTGTGGCTTTAAGCTTGACGCTTGTAGCTTGGGGCTTGAAGCTTGTGGCTTGTTGCTTGCTCAGGTTGGTTCGAAAGCTTGATGCTTGGAGCTTGAGGCTTGCTGCTTGTAGCTTGAAGCTTGTGGCCCGGATCAGGGCGCACGCTCACCGGCTGCGCTAGCCCGTCGTTATTGCTAATGGCCTGATCCGATTTATTACGCGTCCGTAATTCTTTATAATATTTTGGATGTTTAAATACAAACATGCTAGTGTTTACCATATTCAATATTTTTGACAAGCGGGTCCCAGCAGGCTCTGCAGCTGCCGCATTCATTGTTGTTGTCAGGGGCTGGACATGTTCTAGATTTTGTCGAGACTGTCGACGTATTGGCCCAGCTCTTCACTGGTCCCTGGTCAATCATTGGTGAGCTAAATCTTACAACTAAGTTTGCTGGCGCATTAACCATATGGTCCTTGATCCATGCTTCACGCGTTGGCATCCAGTGACGCTTTGAAGGTGTCAGTCTACAGACTTCGAAGATCTTCTCGAGATGGTCCACGTCCTGGACGTCTCCTGAGTCGTGCCATCTAAACACATCAGGCTTTTTTGAATTGATTAGCGTTGCCATTGCTTCAACCCATTGCGGGTGAGCTATTGCCTTCAGGCGCTTGTATTGCGCGGCTTGTACAACAGCAAAAACATAACAACCTTTTTCTGCGTAACAACCTGAACAAACTGAATTAGGTATTAATTTTAATTTGTTACCAGTCTTGCATTCTGCAGCTGGAATTCCAATTGCCCAGCCTGGCATTTTTGATGGTTTACTTAGCCCTCCAACCAGGGTCCATGCTTCTTTTGTATTCATAATTCTTTCTCCTTTATTATCCTATATCAGGTTTACTTTTACTTGTCAAGCTTGAAGCTTGCGGCTTGTGGCTTGTAGCTTGTAGCTTCCTGCTTCAGGCTCTTAAAAAACTTTTCACAGCTGCGCAGGTAACCAGCCGGCAATGTGCCATGGTCCTGAGTGAACCATGGCAGCAGGTTATTGTGTTTAATTCTCTTCTTTGTCATATTCTTTATAACGCTCCGCAGTCTTAGCCTGATCAGCCTTCACCAGCCGCAGGATCTCTTCCAGGGCGTCCGCTATTCTAGATTGTTGAGCGGTGTTATGTTTTATTGCATCTATTATTATTTCTTGATCCATATGTATTTCTCACTTTCTAAATTCATCCTACATTATCCTTGAGCCATTGTCAAGCGCTGCTTGCGGCTTGAGGCTTGAAGCTCTACTCTTCTCTTCTTTAGAATGATTTTTAGAATCATTCTAAACTGCATTTCATACACCAGCAACGCAATCCTGATCAGGGAAGCCAGCGCTGCTGGTCCAAGTATCGACGCTACCCTTTCAGGTCACTGCTTAGGTCCAGGGAAATGCCATAGGCAAGATATGTACCCCTAACTTGGTATCATTAGCAGGACCAACAGTCGGTATAGGGGGCGACCCTATTTAACTACCTTTATTGGTCCAGCAAATAATCTCGCAGAGATTGGTCACTGTCAATTAATACACAGCATAACACCGGCCGGATGCTTAGACCAAGTTGCGAGTTGATCAGTCACTATGCTACGAGGGTGGTCATGACGCCTCCAATTGCATGACATACAGTTAACCCGGCGTGTCACCCTTGTTATAGTGTTTATCTCCACAGTCATTAATGACTGATCCCAGATCCTAGCGGGGATTGGATCATAACACTAGGATCAGGGATCAGTAGCACTCAATGGCTCTCTTCCAGAGTGCTAATCATCCCACTTGTTTAGAGTGTCAATTTGGGGTGATGATTATGATACACCCCAAATCTAATTATTTATCTTAACATAAACAAATAAATAATATAAATCCTATATAATCCTATTGACAAAGAATGTCAATAGTGTAAATTAAAAAAATAAAAATAAATAACCAGAAAGGTAAAAATGACAAAAATAAGAATGAATACTGAACTACGAAACAAGTTGTTCAATAAAATAAAAAATGTCTTTGAGAATGAGGACACGCAAGAACGAGAGGCATTTCTTCAAGCAAGAGAAGATGTTGATAGACAATACGAACATGCACATAGACTTGCAGTTGATGTTGTTGAAAGGTCTTATCCACCAGAAGATGTTGCAGTATTAAGACAATTCAAAAAGAAGTATGGACAACCTTGTGATGTTGTTGCAAAAGATAAATGTTTTTACTTTGCACAC